TTCCATGATCTTGATCGCAAACTAGAGTCATCTTGGCACTCGTCCGCTTTCTTGCCTGTCGTCGGGATACCGCGAGTCACTGGGCGAGTGCCACCATAAAGCGCGCTTCTTGTGGCAATATGTGATATGGCTCTCTTTACAAAATCCCGCGAACTTACTGCATCAGTAGAACCTTCTGTCAAAGCGGCGGTAGGTGCATCGTCCTATTCTCCTTTGCGTTCGTTTGTATCTTGGCAAAACGGTCAGCGACGCGCTCGAGCGATGACCTTGCCAGTGATCGTTCGCGGTCGAGACTTGATCTGCGACACGATCTCGGGATTGAAGCTTGAGATGTATCGCGAAATGTGGAACGGCGAAGAGATGGAAGAAGTACCTCTTGCTCCGCGCGCATGGCTTTCACGAATTGACCAAAGCGTCCCGAACCAATTCATTATCTCTTGGACTATTGACGATCTCATCTTTGAGGGTCGCGCCTTCTGGATGATTGAATCACGAACCGCAGACGGATACCCGGCATCATTCACTCGACTACCTGCAGCGATGGTGCAGACACTTGACCAACAAGGCGAAGTATTTTTTGGCCCATCAAAACAAGTTGTCTTTCAAGGCATCCAGTTAGATCCGCGCGATCTTGTGCAATTCATCTCACCAATGCAATCAATGAACTCGACTGGGGCGCGCGCTGTAGAGATTGCCCTCCGCGTAGAAGAGTCACGGCTTCGAGCGTCCCAGTCGGTACTTCCTTCGGGTTATCTAAAACAGACTGGCGGTGAACCGCTATCGGCTCAAGAACTTTCGGATCTTGCAGCACAGTTCAATTTGGCTCGCACCTCTGGCAACAACACTGCCGCGCTCAATGAGTTCTTGGAGTATGTCCCTACGCAAGCAACACCGGACAAGATGCTCATGATTGAGTCCGCCGATTATTCGGCGCGCGATCTCGGTCGCATTCTTGGCGTCCCTTCCTACTTGCTTTCAGTCTCCATTGGCGCATACTCCTATCAGTCATCCCAACAGTCGCGAATTGATCTTTGGACTTACGCCTGCAAAGCTCTCGCAGACTGCATCAGCGAAACCTTGTCATCCGACAATGTGCTCCCTCACGGAACCTATGTCTGCTTCGATGTAGAAGACTTTCTTGCAGAGGCATACATGGGCGGCGACATGGCAGATCCAATGAGCAACGAAACAGACATCCCCAATTCAGCACTTATGCAAAGTTAGGATTCCAACATGATCAGACTTAGTTCAGAATCTTTCACGATTGACGCCGCACAAGGCGAAACAGGACGCCGCACCATCTCGGGAATTGCAGTGAGATACAACACTCCTGCCCGAGTAAGTGATGGGTCGATGGTCGCGTTTGCTCCGGGATCGCTGCCTGTGGACGGACGCGCACCAACGCTTCAGATGTACCACGACTCGAGCAAGGTAATCGGCACAGTGACCGATCGCCTAGAAACTCCTGAAGGAATGCTCTTTGTTGCGAAGATCTCCAACACAAACCTCGGCAACGAAGCTCTTGTCTTGGCCTCTGACGGAGCCTTGCCAGAAGTGTCCGTTGGCGTAGAGCCAATCAAGTTCGCCTACGACAAAGAAGGAACAATGGTCGTCACGCAGGCATCGTGGAGCGAGCTGTCGCTTGTCTCACGCGGCGCATTCGACGCCCCGATACAACAGGTCGCGGCATCCACACCCGAAGAAGAAGAACCAACTACTATTCAAGAAGAACCTCAACAGGAGACAGAAACCATGAACGAAACAGTCGAAGCCCCAGCAGTCATCGAAGCATCCAAGGCAACTCAAACAATCTTTGCAACTGCGAAGCGTGAGTTCAAGATGCCAACAGCCGCCGAATATATTTCGGCCATGGTAACCAACGGAGACAAGTTTGCAGAAATGCGCGAAGGCATACAAGCTGCTGCTCCTGATGTCATCACAACAGACATTCCGGGTATCTTGCCACTGCCAATCGTGCAGCCTGTCTACAACAACTTTGTCGGTCGTCGTCCAGTAGTTGATGCTGTCGGAGTAAAGGCGATGCCACAAGGCGGCAAGATCTTTATTCGTCCAGAAGTAACAACTCACACTTCAATCGCAGTTCAGTCCACACAAAACTCCGCTCTTCAATCTGGAACTTTTGTTGTCACCGACAACCAAGTCACGAAGGGAACCTACGGCGGTTATGTAACTTTGTCCGAACAATCAATCGACTGGAGTACTCCAGAAGTGATCGGTCTTGTACTTGATGACATGTCACGCATCTACGCGAACGCCACCGACAATGTCGCAGCAGATGACTTGAAGACAGGTGCAACAGTTACACGCGCATTCGGCAACGATGCGACGAGCCCTGCACAATGGAGCGAATTCGTAGCAGGTGCAGCCCAAACAATCCTTTCAGGATCAAATGGAAACTTGCCTACACACTTGTTCGTCTCACCAAATATGTGGGGCTACTTGCTCGGCTTGACCGACACAGCTGATCGTCCATTGTTCCCAGCAGTGGGCCCAATGAACGCATTCGGCAACTTGCTACCGGGACAGCCAAACGGCGTTGCCTTTGGTCTTCAAGTAGTAGTCGATCGCAACTTCGCAACAGACACCGTCATCGTTGGCGATGCTTCTGGCTACGAGATCTTCGAGCAGCAGAAAGGCGCGATCTCAATCGATGTCCCTTCAACACTCTCACGCACTCTCGCTTTTCGCGGATACTTTGCAACACTGATGATCGACGCTTCCAAGTTCGTCAAAGCGACCTTCTAAGACCCGAAAGGTAGGCCAAGATTATGGCCTCTTACACGGTCACACATAAACAGCTCACCGACAACTACGCAGTCTTACAGCTTCTTACAGAAGCCGAGATTGAAGTCGGAGCGAGCGTTGTCATTACTGGAGTCGATGCAACTTTCAACGGAACCTTCACTGTCTACGCTTTGCCGCAATATGCGTTCATGGGCGTGGACGATGAAGGCGATCTTCTCTTTGATCCTGCGGTCTCAATTCCTAATCAGGTGCTCTACGCAAAGACCGCTTCTGATGTCGCGCGAACCGCTTCTTCTGGAACGCTAACAATTACTCAAGTCTGCACTTGGGTCACTGCTGCGAATGTCGAGGACTGGCTCGGTATCGGAACCGCGACAGCTGGAGACGCCGCATTCCTTACAGTGTGCGCGGCTGCTGCTTCACAATTTGCGTGGCGCCGAAGAATGGAGTCCGGATATGTCGATTCCTTGACGACCGTTCCGTCTCAAGATGTCTTCCTAGGAACCCAGATGCTAGGCGGAAGCTACTATCGACAACGCGGATCCATTGACCAATTCTCTTCATTCCAAAACATGGGCACAGTTCCAGTGATGGGTCTCAACGGAATGGTCAGGCAACTCCTCGGAATTGATCGTCCGCAGGTCGCCTGATGGCTGTACCTAACTACACAGATCTCTTCAACGAAGGCTTTGATGATCTAGTTGCAAAGCTCTCCACAGTGCAGGGTCTCCAAGTAAATAACGATCCACGCAACATCTCGCCACCTTCGGTATTTGTAAACATCGATTCAATAGATGGCTACAACTACAATGTCGCAAAACTGAACTTCACACTCCAGATCATTACGCTCGGCCCGGGCAACCTAGACGCCCAGAAAAGCCTGCTCAACATCCTCGCCCAGATCTACGCACTCAATATCGGCGTCGTATCTGGACGCCCCACGAACCTAGACATCGGCGGCTCGACGCTTCCTGCGTATGAGCTCTCGGTAACGACGGTAGTGCAGACCGCCTAATCCACACTCTGACTCTCATTATGTGCCAAACTAAAACCAACACTTCCAAGGAGTAATCATCATGGCCACTTCCACAATCCTCTCAAATCCGCAAGTCAAGTTTGGATCCGTCGATCTCTCGGGTTGGTGCACAAGCGCAACTTTGACTCGGACTGTCACTGCGCTAAATGACACGGTCTTCGGAAACACAGCAAACACTTTCACTGCGGGTCTCGAGGATAATGAATTGAGCGTAACCTTATTTTTGAGTTACGAAGCCAGCGCTACTTACGCCACACTTGCACCGCTTGTCGGAACAAAGTTTGTCGTCACGGTAAAGCCAACGACCGCAGCTGACTCGGCTACGAACCCCGGCTTTATTTTGACCAACACATATCTTGAGTCTTTGCCAGTAATCTCGGCAGCCTTGGGCGAGTTGCAGTCCGTTGATATAACAACGATGGGCGGCGTCTACAGCGTGGATGTCACTCCGTAAATAACGGCCTTCCTTGGCCCGACGAAAGGAAACATAATGAAGATCAAACTCACGCTTACACGCGGAGACAAAAAAGAAACACTCATCACAAACCTCTTCGCGATCGCCGAATGGGAACGCTTAGAGAATCGTCGAGTATCTGACGGACGCGGAATCGGTGCATCCGATATGGCTTGTTGGGCGTACATCATGCTCGGGATCAAAGGCGAAACACTTCCGGCTACTTGGCGCGAATGGTTGAAAGCGAACCCAGATGTAGAGATCGGCGTTGAGGACGCGACAGATGTAAACCCTACGGACGCGGCTACAGGCGACAACTCGCTGAACTTGTAGTCGCGACTGGGTGGGCTCCCACTTTCTACGCTGACACCTTCGACACGCGAGATCTCACTACTATTGTCGCAGTGCTAGAAAAACAAAATAGGCAGAGGTGACATGGCTGACGGACTCAACACAAAGGTCGAGATCTATGGTCTCAAGGATGCCATCAAGCAGCTGAACTCCGTTGAGCCGGGCTTGCGTAATCAGATCGCAAAAGACTTCCGCAATGTCGCAAAACCTGTCATAAACGATGCGCTTGCGCTCATCCCTAATTCTGTTCCTCTGTCTGGTATGGGTCGTAAATGGACAACGCCTTCGGGCTTCAAGATGCTTCCTTGGGATGCTGGACGCAAGCAAAAGATCTCTGCCAAGATCAACACAAAAAAGGTCTCCGAGTTTCGAGGACAGATCCGCAATGTCGGCGTCTTCAACATTGTCTATTCGGGCTCTACTGGAACACTCTTTGACATGGCAGCGAACGGAAGACTCGGCAGTGCACTTTCGGCGCGTTACGGCATGCGATCAAGAGTAATGTGGAAAGCAATGGAAAAGAATCAAGGCACAGTCGAATCAGAGATGCGGCGAATCGTGGAGACTGTTATGGACAAAGTTGATCGGAATGTGGTTGAGTAATGGCATCAGTAAACATTCCCATCATTTCGGAGTTTGACGCTAAAGGAACTCAAAAGGCGATCAAAGAGTTTCAGTCCCTTGAAGGCGCATCTAAAAAAGCGCAATTTGCAATCAAGAAAGCCGCGCTCCCAGCCGCCGCCGCAGTGGCAGGATTAGGCGTCGCCCTTGTAGGTGCTACCAAAGCGGCGATGGAAGACCAAGCCGAACAAGTACAGCTCGCGCTTGCTCTCACTAATGTCACTGGGGCTAGTGAGGCACAGATCAAAGCCGAAGAGGACATGATAACGAAGATGAGTTTGGCGTCCGGAGTTGCGGACAGTGAGCTTCGTCCGGCTCTGGCGGCACTGACTCGAGGTACGCATGACATCGAGGAAGCCAACAAAGCTCTTGCACTTGCACAAGACATTTCCGCTGGCTCTGGTAAAGATCTTGCGACCGTCTCGGATGCTCTTGCCAAGGCTTACGGCGGCAACATGAAAGCCCTCGGAGCCTTATCGCCAGAGATCAAAGCGATGGTCAAAGATGGCGCGTCCTTAGATGAGATTATGAATGTGCTCGGTGGATCGTTCGGTGGAGCATCAGCCGCCGCCGCCGCCACTGCCGAAGGCGGAATGAAGCGTCTAGGAATTGCATTAGCAGAGACCAAAGAATCAATCGGTGCAGCACTCATCCCAGCAGTCGAAGCTCTTCTTCCATTCCTGATCGCCTTCGGAGCGTGGGCACAAGAACACACCAAAGTCTTCCTTATTGTTGCAGGAGCGATCGGTGGAATTGCTTTGACGATCTTGGCTCTCAATGCTGCTATGAAAGTTTATGCAGCAGCACAAATGATCGTGAACGGCGTGGTTGCAATCTTCAACGCTTTACTTTTGGCGAACCCAGTAACACTTGTCATCTTGGCGATCGTCGCATTCATCGCCATTCTTGTCGCGCTTTACTTCAAGTTTGAGACCGTCCGAAAGATCGTGGACACAGTATTTGATGCCATGCTGGTCGGCGGTAAGGCGGTATTTGACGGACTAGTTACTTACTTCACAGGCGTCTACTCTATCTTCAAGACACTCTTCAACGGCATCGCCACAATATGGAACAACACAATCGGCAAATTATCTTTCAAGATTCCTTCGTGGGTTCCCGGTCTTGGCGGCTTTGGCTTCTCTGTCCCGAATATCCCTATGCTCGCGGACGGTGGAATCGTGACAGGGCCAACGCTTGCGATGATCGGTGAGCGTGGCCCTGAAGCGGTCGTTCCATTATCCGGACGCGGCGGTGGGCTCGGTAATTACACGATCAATATCACTGGCGGTCTCGGCTCAAGCGCGGAGATCGGCACGGCTGTCGTGAACGCTATTCGCGCATTCAATAGGCAGAATGGCCCTGCGAACATAGCGGTCGCCTAATGGCAGGCGTAGCAGTAATCGGGTCAGGTAACTACGACCTCGAGATTGACACCGGTTACATGTGGGACGCTTTCACACTTGACGATCCACTCAAAGGCGAACTAGACAACACCGAATATGTGCTCACGGGCGTCTCACAATATGCGACCGTTATGGATGGCACGATCGGACTCACTGCAAAACGCGGACGACAAAACACAGGAGACCAATTTGCCTACGGGACAATGAGCTTCACGCTAAACGACACTTACGCGGACGGAGTCTTCAACCCATTTGACACGACTTCGCCATATTACGATCCAGCGAACGATCAACCCGGACTAGCACCGCTCCGACAAGTCCGCTTCTCACGCTATGACTCGCTGAATGTAAAGAAGTATTTGTGGGTGGGCTACATCGTGAACTACGACTACACCTTCACGCTTGGCGGACTTGACACAGTGACCGTGAATTGCGCGGACTTCTCCTATCAGCTCGGGCAGACCTTTCTTGCCGAATGGAATGTCACCGAAGAGCTTTCGAGCACTCGCTTCAGTAGCTTGCTGGATCTCCCAGAGGTCTCCTATTCGGGTGCACGGAGCATTGAGACAGGCGTGGCGACCCTTGGCGGTGCTGCTGCGTGGACGGTTGCGAACGGTACATCAGTCGCCGCATACGCAAACAAGATCAATGAAGCCGAGCAGGGCAGAATCTTCGTGGATCGAGAAGGCACGATCACATTCCAGAAGCGTCTCGGAACAACACTTGGAGTCCCTGTTGCAGAGTTCCACGACGACGACACAAACATCGGCTACTCCGCCATTGACATCTCATTCCAAGCGGACACAGTCGTGAACCGCGCATCAATTCAGCACGCTGGAGCAACATCGCCACAAGTCGCAGAAGACCTAGTCAGCCAAGCCGCCTACCTTGTGCAGACCCAGTCAATCACAGACTCACTCCTGCACAATGACGCCGCAGCTCTCACACTTGCGGAGTACCTCATTACCGCTAATCCCGAAGCGCGCTTCAACTTCTTAGGAACAGAGTTCCCCGGACTATCCACAGCCGATCAAGAAACACTTGCCCTACTCGATGTAGGCGACCTCATCAATATCCAAAAATCAATCACGACTTCCGCAGGCCCGACACAATTCGCCCAAGACCTCACCATAGAAGGACTCGAGCACCGACTCACCTTGTCAGCCGGGCACGCAGTCACCTACTACACGGCGCCGACAACGATCGTGTATGAGCTCATCTTGGATGACATTGTGTATGGCACACTTGACGAAGAAAATGTCTTAGGATAGCCACATGGCAATTCAGACCTTTACCGCCGCACAAGTCCTGACTGCGGCACAGATGAACGCTTTGCAGGCGAACGACTACAACCAAACAGTCTCCGCCAAAGTCGCTTCATACACGCTTGTTGCAGCCGACAAGGGCACTCGAATCACGATGTCGAACGCAGCCGCGACAACGATTACGGTGAACACTTCACTCTTCGCAGCTGGAGACAGTTTGCGGATTCAGAACATTGGTGCAGGCGCTTGCACAATTACGGCTGGTACGGCAACAGTGACTAGTGCGGGCCCTTTGGCTTTGGTTCAATGGGCTGGCGGTCAGTTATTTTTTACTAGTGCATCGGCGGCTATTTGGTTCCCGGATGCTGTGACTCAAACAACTCCAGGATTAGTTCTTGTCAAAACTCAAACGGTCGGAACAACAGTTGCAAGCGTAGAAGTAACAAGTGCATTCAACGCGACTTATGATGCTTACAAAATTATTTTGACTGGCGGCACTTGTTCAGCAAACAATCAAGGCTTGACTATGGTTCTTGGTGCATCTGTAACTACATATAGCGGCGGTTACACTTACTATGCTTCTAATGGTTCTACTGTCTCGCCTGGCACACCTGGAGCAGTATCTACGGGTACAAGTTTATGGCAAACTATAGGGACAGGCACAACTTCGGCTAATTATATTTGTATGGAAATGCAAAACCCATTTCTAGCGCAACATACATATATGCAGACGACGGTATATGACCCAGTCAATTTGCTTATAAAACAGCATGTGGGTATACACGCTTCTAATACAAGTTATTCTTCGTTTACTATTGCAACTGCAACAGGCACAATGACAGGCGGCACTATTGCCGTCTACGGATACGCAAAGGCATAAACGATGACATACGAAGAAGCAGTTGCAATGTACCCACACGATGAAGTACATATCCAAATTGACGGCGTAGTACGACCAATGACCCCAGCCGAATACGAAGCATTTATTGAACTGCAAGTCGATTATGTACCGTTCCCATGACCGTAAATAACCTTCCAAAGTTCGTCATCCTGCTAGTTGGACTTCTTTGTCTAACCGCGCTAATGATCGCCGATAAGATCGACATGCAATCAGGCGTACCGATGCTCACAATGATTCTCGGCTACGCAATCGGCAACGGAGTGAACGCCAAACAAGGCAACGAATCATCCAATGTGTTCAGGTCTAAACCTAAAAAGTGATTCCAGCAAACCCTAAGATCCCGAACTCCAGACCGTACACAGGGAACGCCGACGGAGCATCCGATGGCCCTCGGCAGGGGATGGATGAATGGATCCGACAAGCAATCCGCTACAGCGACGGAGCGTTCTACAACTTTGGAAGCTGGGGCATCCGAAACATGCGCGGCTCCGATAATTTGTCCGTACACGCCTGCGGAAGAGCAGTCGATCTCTCCTTCTTGGCAACAGAAAAACATCCAGCGGCGAATCGTAAAGGGATGGTCGCATTCCTAAACATCGTTACCGCTAACGCCAACGCACTCGGCCTCGAATGCGTACTTGACTACCTACCAAAACCCTTTGGACGCGGATGGCAGTGCACTCGACAACGCTGGAGCAAATACTCCAAACCCACAATCCACGGTGCACCGGGCGGAACATGGTGCCACTTTGAGATCTCCCCAGCTATGGCAGACTCTCCGATCCTTGTGAAACAAGCCTTTCAGAGAGTGTTTGCCGAAATCCCCCAATAGCGCACACTGATCCTCTATGGTCGAAGTACCGACGATAGGAGTACAAACATGACCGAACCCCAAGTCTTCATCTATGAAGTTGGCAGGTGCTGTCTAGATAACGGACAAGAGGTCTTGATCCAAATCTTTCGTCATTCGGACACACACAAAATCATCCGCGCTCAAATGGCCTTCCGAACCTTGGCAGGCGACTCATGGGGCGTACCTACAGAACTGGACTTTCAACAATGAGCTATCTAACGATCAAAATCTTTGCATGGGTAACTTTGGGACTTTGCCCTTTTGTGCTCCTCTGGGACGCTTCTGAAGCGCCTGAAGGCATGTCTCCAGCCAGTGCCAAGACCGTCCTTGCGACGATCCCACTAGCCCCCCTACCTTCTACGACCTCGAGCACTACCCCGGTCACCGCTTGCGTAGGAGCTCTCAATCTTGCTTTGAGTGTTGGCTGGCCTGAATGGGAAACACCGACCCTTATGCGCGTCCTCAAGCGTGAATCAAATTGCACGCCCGAAGCCTTCAACGCTAAAGATCCGGGGGGCTCGCGTGGGTATATGCAAATCAACGCTTTCTGGTGCACCCCTTCGACATACTGGCCTCAAGGTTGGCTTCAAGCGAAAGAGATCCTAAAAGTGTGCGACGAATTATTTGATCCGCGCATAAACCTCATCGCAGGTCTCGCCATATGGCATAATTCTAATTGGTCACCTTGGAATCTTCCGAAGTGACCGAAGAGCCCTATCCCGAAATTGGTATCACAGAGGAGACCCGACAAATGTATCCCGAAA